TTATCTCTGTTATAATTAAGCTGCATCCATTATACCCCTTATTACTGATATATTATCAGCTCCTATTGCATCATCACAATATGTTACTAAATCCATAAGCTCATAGTTTTGAAGTATTTGCTCATAGTTTTCATTTAATGATTCAATATATTTGTACTTTCCTGGAATAGGACATGCATCATATATATTTAAGGCATCTCCGTACTCTTTTATAAGACCCAAAGCTCTTTTAGGTCCTATACCTGGAATTCCCGGTACATTATCTCCTTTATCTCCTGTGAGACATTTTAAAGAAATATACTCTTCTGGAGAAACATCATAATGAGTTTTCCAGTTATCTAATGTTACTTCTTTTCGTGTAACATAAGAAAATCTTGCAACATTTTCTTGAATCAAAAGATCCCAGTCTCTATCACTAGAAATTAGCCAAATATATTCTAAACCATATTTATCTCGATGTTTTACTAGATGTGCAGCAATATCATCTGCCTCTACCCCTCGAAATCGAAGTAATCTATGATCTTCTTGAAGCAACGCTAAAGTGGCTTCGTATTCTTCGATAAAGTCCTCAAAAGCAGCCTTCTCTGCTTCTGATTGTTCTGCAAACTTTTCTTTTCGATTCTGTTTATATTCAGAGTTTATATTTTTTCTATATGAAGAAGATCCTAAATCTGCTGTAATTATTATATTCTTACAATCATAGGATTTTGCCAAAGATTCTATAGTTCTTTGGTATTCATATCTAAAATCTGTTCTGCCTTGGTGCTTCCATCGAAACGCAAGATTTAAAGCATCTACAATAAGCGTGCAGTTTCCATCATTTACTAACTTATCTGTAAAATTAAACGCCATCTAAAAACTCCACTTTTTCCATCATTAACCACTCTTCCGCTATAGAAACATAGCAATCCAATATAGATATATACATATACTCAGGATATACTGGTTCCATTTGAGTAACTATAAATACTGGAGAACGATTGTATTTAAAAAATAACATAGGAAGTTGATTACCTCCCTCTGCTTGTACCAGTAGTTTTTTCCACCACTTTATTAAATTATTTGTTTTAGTAGCCGTAAATATTTTATCTGATAATGGAGAACTTTCATAATTTTTTACTTCTATACAATACCTATTCTTTTCATGAGGTACATATAAATCTCCTTTTAGATACTCAAGTGCTCCAGAGCTAGGAACTCTTTCAAACTGATATCCAGTATGTTCTCGAAGCATATCTCTTACAAGATATTCTCCTCTGGCTCCTTTTGCTCTTGAATCTACCATTCGAGTTTACTTACATTTCCTTCTTTAACAACTTCTACTTTTTCTAGTAGTGGATGAGTCCACCCATGGGATACAACATAGGTATTTAAATCTTCTTGAAGTAATACTTCAACCATTTTTTCTCTACCACTATCATCAAGTACATTTATAACTTCATCAAGAAATAATATATTAATCCTGGACTTTGAAATACTACTCATAAGTTTACGAATAGCAATCAGAGTAGCAGTATTTACTCTTGCTAGCTCTCCGGAAGAAAGAGCAAGAATGTCTACAATATTTTCATTATCAGTAATCTGTACATTCAATTTATCGTTTGATACGATAAACTCTAGTGTAAAACGCCCGTCTGACAGTTCCGCCAGATAAGTATTTGTTAGTGCTTCTAGTTCCTTTACTAGATTTTCAATTTTATAAGCAAGTAGCCCATTTGTACTAAATGCCTTCTTTAAAATCTCTAAGTTAGAATCTAGTTCTTTTTGCTCTAAAAGAATTTCTTTTGCAGCGTTAAGTTTTTCTATAAATCCATCAGTTTGAGCTTGAATAATTTCTATTTTAGTATTATTTCTAGTTATTCTTTCATTCTCTTTAGCTATCTTTTCAAGTTCTTTTCTAGCATTAGTAAGTTTTAATCCTACTTCATGAATAGAATCCTCTAGCTCTTCTTTATTTATAAGCTCTCTTTGTAATCCAAGATTTACATTTCTATACAAATCTTCCCATTCTTTTTGGGTTGTTTGTTTTTTATCAAATAAAGAGTTATTATTTTTAATTCTAGTAATAAGCTTTTCATTAGTTCTCTTTCTAATGTTCATGGAGGCTATTTTTGCTAGCTCTTCAGCTACTAGATTACTTTTGAACTCTGCATCTACTTCTTGTTCGCAAGTAGGACACACATCTTCAAGCTTCTCCAGTTTATTTAGCAAAGTTCTAGATGCTCTTATTTCAGCATCTATGTGTCCTACTTCTCTTTGATATTCGTCATAGGATTCTTTTTCAGAAACTTGAATATTATTTATTTCATCAAGATTTATAGCAGCCAGCATGTCTCTATACTGATTATTTCTTAGAATTTTTTTATTTTTTTCGGAAATATTTTCAAGTTCTATTGAAAGAGAACGGAATGTCTTCTCATCTTCATCCGTCTCAATTTCAAAATTTAACAGTTCTAGTACTTCCATACCCTCCAAATTATTTGTTTCTAACCATTTTTGAATGGTATTTATTTCTGAGCCTACTTCTATTAACTTATTTGAAGACAGACGCGAAGCTTCTTTAAATACTTCAAATAAATTTACATAGTCATCTAAATGCAACAAATCAATTAGAAACTTTTTTCTATTTGTATCTGTAGCAGTCAGAAACTGTAAACTTGCATTTGTATTTTGGTATACAAGTTGAGAGAAAGTTTTAAAGTCAATTCCAAGTATTTCTTGAATAGTTTTATAAGTATTGGTAGCAGTATGACTAGAGATATCCTCTCCGTCTTTTTCTAACTTTACTTTTATACTACTTTTTCTATCAACAGTAACGGTATAATTAGTAGCATCTTTCTGAAAGTCTAATCCTATAGTATATCCATTATTTAGATATCTATTAGGTATATCTGCTTTCTTTATACCTTTTGAGTTTTTGTTATAAAGAACTTCTTCAATAATTAACGGTATAGACGACTTGCCCATACCGTTAGTGCCAATAATTTGTGTTACAGTATTATCAGCTAAATCGAGACTATTGTTTGGTCCATAACTAAAACAGTTATCCCACTTGAGCTGTTTGAGCGTAATCATTATACGTTCCTAAAATATTGAGTATTTGTTCATCTGGTATTTCTAAAATATAACGAAGATATTCCACTAACTCATCCTCCATTGTCATATCTTTTTCAATAACTAAGGATGCTTCCGTGCTTCTCTTTATAACTTTTTTATCAAGTAATTCGGAGTTTTCTACAGAAGCAAGTTCCTGTATATCTCCTTCTATCTCATAAATTGTATGATGATATGCAGTAGGTATCATTTCTGCAGGATTTGTAACAGTTTTTCTTATCAATTGTGGTAAGGTAAACGGCCACCAATTCCATTCCCAAGTTTTTGGATTAATAAGCAAATATCCTGTTTCTACCTCTTTTCTGTGAAAAGAAGTAGTCATGGGACTCCCTGGGTATACAATATTTCTTTGAGTATTGCTATGTGCATGAAGATCCCCTGCAAATACTACAGGAAAATCACTAAATCTATTTAAATCTACTTCTGGCTTTACATGAGGAGGTATTTCACCTCTTACATGGGTAAATAAAGGTTTATTAGTATCAAAATGCTCAATACTTCCTTTTCTATGTAAATCAGCATAGGGCAGTACACTAAATCCTAAATCTTCATCAACATAGGAAATATCTACTATATTTACAAGAGGGTTTATGTCCCTTGTCGGTTGTTTTAGTTGAGAGAAAAAGGTACGATTTTTACGAGTAGCTTCATGATTACCGTCAAATATGAGAGTTGGCTTTTTTACATTTCTAACAAAAGAAAAGTATAAAGCCAACTCTTCCATACTTGGAATACGGTCAAACAGGTCGCCTCCTATAATATGCATGTCGCAGGTAGACGCCTGTTTGTGCACCTGATCGAAAAACTCATTATATCGTTTTACTGCCCACTCTACGGGCACATTCTTTTGTCCAAGTTTTATGTGCCAGTCGGCAGTAAATAATATCATGCAGTTACTTTAAACTCATCTTCCAAGGTTTCGTCAATTTCATTAGACCCATTGTCTCGAATACGATCTAATAATTCTTTTTGTGCATCTGGAGTAGGACGAGGCATAACTTCATCCATAGATTTCAGATCTGCTATTAACTCCATTTGCGCTTCTGTAAGAGCACGAGTCTTACATTTAAGAGCCTGTAACTGATACTCTACATTGTAAGGAAGTGGACCAGTTTTAACACGCTTAAATTGAACATCCCATCCAGTTTCTGGATCAGTAGGATCTCCTAAATCTTCTGCTGCAGTAATAATTTGTTCCCACAACTTCTTTTTAAGATTTACAACTTTTACTTGACCGTTGTCAATACATTGAGTTGCATAACTCCAACCACACTTGAGATCGGGGTAGTATTCACGAACCCAATCTTTTTCTTGATTATTGAAAGCTTCTTTATTTCTGTCAAATGACAAACACTCTAGTGGAATGTTTTTATCATTTTCACCTTTTACCCAGTAAACATACCGAGCAAGAATATCGCCTACAAGGCGGAAACTGTTGTCACCATCTACATATTGAAAGCTGGTGATGCTTGATTTTTGTGCAGCACCTTTGTGCTGATTGAATTGAATTGCCATTTTAGTGTATCTCCTTAGGATTGACTTCTTCATAGCGGAAGTGTATATGTTCATTATCATCTACTATGAGTAGCCTATTTTGGTCTATTATTTGTAATGGATTTAATCCTGGCATCAGAACCATATCTAACCTAGAGTCCTGTGTTGCGATAAAATCTGCTGCAGATCGTAGAGCGCACAAACTTATGTACTGCGCAACTTCACGATGCCGGTACTTATGAGAATGGTATAGAAGAATGTCAGGATGTAGCATGAAACTCATCCCAGAAAAGTCTATCTGCGAATATCTATATATTGGGTCACGCTTATTCCTAGGAATTTGTTTTTCAACAAGCATCCTAAATATTCGTACAACTTCGACGACACTCCCTTTGGAGTGGTCATAGATTTTCGGCCAGTCAAATAAGAACATCTATTATACTAAAAATTAACCTTCGTGTCAAGAACTATTTTTTTAAAGTTCTTTTATCTTATATCCCTGTTTCATATAGTGACCCATCCTAGTAGAAGCTTGCCTTTTAGCAGTATTCCCCTTAAGATGTATATCTATAATTACTGGGTCTCTTTTATTTTCTTCTTTTCGTATCACCCTACCAATTAGCTGAGTAAGAAGAGGCTCATTATTAATTGGTGTCCCAAGAATGAGACAACTAAGGTTATTGAGTGAGATTCCTTCTGAAAAGATAGCTTGAGTACCAAATAGGACTTTCTTTTTGCCCTCTCTTATTTGAGACATGTACGTTTCTCTATCTTCATGCGAAACCTCACCCGTAACACATATTGCGTCTTCTCCGACCTGTTCGGCGCATGCTTTCAAAAAATGCACTCGATCGCTTACTACCAGTACCTTATGGCCTTTTGCGGCGTAGGCCGCTGCAGTCAGGGATACAGTATGACGGTACTCATCATTGTTTGCAAGAGCCGTTACTCGATTTGCCCAGGGGGTTCTAGCTCCATCCATAAATCGAACTTCTGATCTCAGAATGTGAACTGTCGGTGGCATAAAGTTTTCTTTTGGTGGTTTATAAACTGTATTTCCAAAGTAATCACGAAAGACTACATGTTTACCATCCTTTCTTTCTATAGTGCCTGATAGTCCAATCTTATATCTTGCATAGTTCGTATCTATAATTTTAGAAAACGTCGGAGACGAGACATGGTGCATTTCATCCAAGATGATTGTTCCAAATGCACGGCGTATCGCTGGAAGGTTACGGTACAAAGTTTGAGTGTTGCCAATAACCACAGGACCAGAAAGATCCATGCTACCGCTTCCAATAATACTTGGCTTAAATCCATAGACTTTCTCTACCTCCTTTGCCCACTGATTGCGCAAAGGAACTGTGTGTGTTACCACAAGTGTTTTTTGTCCAAGTTTGCCAGCTATGGCAAGACCTGTAAAAGTCTTGCCCCAGCTGACCCATGCGTTTATTATCGCATTATCTTCTATCGCATCATATACCGCTTGCTGACTTTCTCGTAAATCAAACTTGAAGTCAGGTAGTTCTACTGGCAATAGCTCTCGTTTATCAACTATTTCATAGTCTTTCGGAATTAAATCAATTCTTCCAACAGGTATACTCACAAGATCCGTTTTTATTCGTGACATATTTTTTATCACGAAAGGAGGATCTGTAGGATTGTAAGACGGAATAGTATATGTAAGTTCTTTATCTAAAAACTCTTTATACTCTTGCGTTACTTCTAAATATATTCTGTTGCTGATTACAGCCTTCATAATCCCAAATCTGTTTTAGCGGTTATATAATCTTTAACGAACCCACTTCGTACTATATCTTTTATTTCAAATTCTACTAGATCGAAGCTGTTCATCGCTTTGAGTATTCTAATGAAATCCTGTAAGCCATTCTTCTGTAGGTCTGCCTGTCGGAAGTCCCCACAAAATATAACTCTACAATCTTCCCCTACTCTAGTTATAATTGAATCTAACTCATGAAATGACATATTTTGACATTCATCAATTATAATGACTGCATTTTTTAATGTAATTCCACGAATATATGAAGTAGTCATAAAATGCACTAATGTTTTCTGTTTAAGAATATCATAGGCATCACCGCGCTGAAATAACTCAACTGCGATGTTTTTATATGGATCTTCATATACTGAGGCTTTCTCTTTTTCCGTTCCTGGGAGAAAACCAATGTCCCTTGTAGGGACGGCACTTCGTATGATTATAAGCTGTTTATACAGCCCTTTTATCATATCATCAAAAGCTAAATAGCAAGAGATGAAAGTTTTACCTGTTCCTGCAATTCCATGCAATACTAAGTTATTCTCACTTTCAAATGCGTTCACTTGATTTTTTGTGAGAGGTTCTATCTCTGCTAGTGTAAGACTTGCTGCTGCAAGTGTTTTTGCTCTTCTATTTGCCATATATTTTATACTTTTCTTCGAGTGTCAGACTTTTTAAATTCTGAGTACTCATATAGCATCCAAGGTATTCCACTTAGATGTAGCACACCTGCCCATGAAGTATCCGCATTAGGCGGGCGGGGTATCTTGAAAGGAAAGTTTATTCCTTTCAACCATACGACAGAAGCAGAGTTTTTACGCTCTACTTTTCGTATTTTATAATATCGAAGAGAGGATGACTGTGTTTTTTCATAGAGAAAAGTTTTTCCCTCATTGTCTATGAAAGCACTTTTGCCATGCTTTATTAACCCTATAGTATCTGTAACTGCTGCTTTCAGAGGGAATAAATCTTTGAAAGGAGTCTGTAACCTTCTTCTACCAAGAGTCTTTCCTTTCATATTTTTATCATCCAATAACTTATTGTCTAGATATAGAAGCCCATCCTGCTCCTCCCAGTTAGAGGAAGGCAAGGGAAAAACAGGAAAGGCAACATGACCTATTGTTTTATATGTGATCACCATACATTTTTTCGAACTTGCCTAGGGAATAGTCGTCATGCACATCAAAATCACACCCAACAGGAGCACCTG